CGAGGAAAGCGCGCCCGACTATCCCGATCTCGACGACGATGCTGACGAGACCGACGGAGGAGAGGCCGTCGATCCGAACACCGGCGAGATCAAGTAACCACACATTGAGAGAGGTTCACCATGACTTGGTTCATGATCGACGACGGCATCTACGACAGCCCGCAATGCGAGGAGCTTCCATTGTCCGCGATTGGCCTGTGGGCTCTCGCCGGCAGCTACGTCGGACGCCAGCTGCGCCACGGCGACTACGACGGGGCCATCACCATGCAGCGCGTCAGGAAGCTCGGCGGCAGCCCGAAGCTCGCCCGCCAGCTCGTGGACGCCGGCCTGTGGCGCGAAACCGAGCCGGACGTGTTCGAGATCGTCGCCGCCAACCCGGACGGCACCATGCTCTGCAAGTACGCGGCCACCAAGGAACTACAGGAAAAACGCGCCCGCGCCGGCCGTGCCGGAGGCAAGGCGTCCGGCCGCTCGAGACGAAGCAAAAACGAAGCAAATGCCTCAAGCAACAGTGAAGCAAACGCGAAGCAAATGCTTCAACCGGACGAAGCAAAAGGTGAAGCACTTGCCGAAGCAAAAGGTGAAGCAAACGCGAAGCAAACCGGCAAGCAAAAACGAAGCACCCTTACCTATACCTATTCCCATACCGATATAACCTCCCCCAACCCCTCCGCGCCGACACCGACGCCGACACCGGTGTCCGAGTCGGAGCCGGAGCGCACCACCATGGCCGAGCTCGAGGCCAGGATGCTCGAAGACCCGTTCGAGACCGCATGGAATGCCTACCCGCGCCACACCGGCAGCAAAACCGAAGCCGAAAAGGCGTGGAACCTCGCCATCCAAGGCGTCTACGGCCGACCGCCGGCCGACCCCAGACAGCTCATCGCCAGTGCCATCGCCTACGCCAAAACCATCGACGAACCCAAATACGCGCCCAACATGAGCCGATGGCTGCGCCAAGGCGCATACATGGACACCATGCCCAGCCGGCCGAAACCCTACCGGCACGCGCTGCCCGACGGCACCGTCATCGACGACCGGTGGATCACCGGCCACATCCGAGACCACGTACCGGCCGGCACCTTCACCGACGCGATGAGAACCGACTTCTGGGCCAGCGTCAAAACCGGCAGCAACCCGGAACAAAAAGCCAAGGAAATCATCAACGAATGCCAACGAAAGGCCCAGAGATGAGCACCAAACCCACCAACGAAACCCGCCGGCAAGTCCTCCACCGCGACGGCTTCAAATGCGCCATCTGCGGCCAGCCCATCGACACCGGCTGGAGCGGGTACAGCATCCACCACCGCAGAATGCGCAGCCAAGGCCACGGCTACGACAACCTGCACGAGCCCGGCAACCTGCTCACCCTGTGCGGCAGCGGCACCACCGGATGCCACGGATGGGTCCACGCCCACCCCGCACGCGCCTACCGGCTCGGCTACCTCGTCCACATGGGCAGAGACCCCGCCACCATCCCCGTCTACTACCGCACCGTCGGCTGGCAGCAGCTCAACGCGGACGGCACCCGCACCCCGGCCGAACCACCCTCGGACCAGCCCGGCTACATCCCCGACATCAAACACCCGAAAGGATCCCGACAATGATCAGCTACCACGAATTCCTGAAACGCAAACGCGACACGGAACCGCCCGACGGCATCGACGTCCCCGAGGGAACGCTCCACCCCCGACTGTTCGACTGGCAGAAACGCATCGTCTCATGGGCGCTCAAGGTAGGCAGAGCCGCGATCTGGGCCGACACCGGACTGGGCAAGACCATGATGCAGCTCGAATGGGCCCGCCGGTTCGACGGGCGCAGGCTCGTCGTCGCCCCGCTGGCCGTATGCGAGCAGACATGCCGCGAAGCCCGCAAGCTCGACCTGACCGCCACCTACGTGAGAACACCCGACGAGATCACAGGCGACGGCGTATGGGTCACGAACTACGAACGCGTCGAATCGTTCCCCGCCGACATGTTCAACGCGGTCGTCCTGGACGAGGCGTCGATCCTCAAACAATCCACCGGCAAGACCCGCACCATGCTGATCAACCACTTCAAACCGGTGCGCCACCGTCTGGCATGCACCGCGACCCCAGCGCCGAACGACCCCGAGGAACTCACCTCGCAGGCCGAATTCCTCGGACACTCCACCCGACAGGAGATCCTCGCCACGTACTTCACGAACAACCTCGGCGCGGACAAGGGCAGCGGATGGCGGCTGAAGGGACACGGCCGAACCGCGTTCATGCGATGGCTCGCCCAATGGGCCATCGCATTGCGCAAACCATCCGACATCGGCGGCAGCGACGCCGGATTCGAACTGCCCGGACTGCACGTGGACGCCGACTACGTACCATACCGGGGATCCGTGCCGGACGGGCAGCTGTTCGCCTCCGACATCGGCGGCGTGGGAGGACGCTCGCGCGTACGCCGCGAAACGCTGGACGCGCGCGTCGCGAAAAGCGTCGAACTCGTCAACCGGCACCCCGACGACCAATGGATCATCTGGTGCGGGCTGAACGACGAGGCCGACCGGCTGGAAAAACTCATCCCCGGCGCGGTGAACGTCAAAGGCAGCATGAGCGCCGAGGACAAGGCCCGGGCGTTCCTCGACTTCGCCGCTGGCAACATCCGCGTACTCGTCACTAAAGCCCAGATGGCCGCGTTCGGCCTCAACTGGCAGAACTGCCACCGCATGATCTTCTGCGGCATCAACGACAGCTGGGAATCCTACTACCAGTCGATCCGACGATGCTACCGATTCGGGCAGCGCCACGTCGTGGACGTGCACATCGTCTGCTCCGACCTCGAAAGCGAGATCGCGGCCAACATCCAACGCAAGGAACACGAGGCGACCATGCTCAGCGCCGACCTCGTGGCCACCATGAACGAAACACGCAACTACAGAAAGGCGGCATGACATGATCGACGAAACATACACCACCGACGAGGCCAAGGGCAACGACTGGCAGCTCTGGCTCGGCGACAGCTGCGAGCGCATGGGTGAGATCGAGGCGGATTCGGTCGGGTTGAGTGTGCAGTCGCCGCCGTTCGTGAGTCTGTTCACGTTTTCCGATTCGATCCGTGATCTGTCGAATAACCATAGTGCGGACGTGTTTCATGAGCAGTATGGGTATATCATCCGCGAGTTGTTGCGTGTGACGATGCCGGGGCGGTTGGCGTGTGTGCATTGCACGCAGTTGAGTCGCACGAAGTCGTCGTTCGGGTATGTGGGCACGCATGATTTTCGTGGCGACGTGATCCGTGACTACGAGTCGGCCGGGTGGATCTACCACGGTGAGGTGTGCGTGTGGAAGGATCCGCAGTCTCAGGCGATCCGTACGAAGGCGCAGGGATTGATGTTCACCACGAAGAACAAGGATTCCGCGATGAGTCGTCCCGCGTATGCGGATTACGTGCTTTTGTTCCGCAAGCCGGGCGACAATCCCGTGCCCGTCAAGACGGACGTGACGAACGACGAGTGGATTCAATGGGCTTCCCCGATCTGGTTCGACTACGGGCACGACGAGACGCTTGGATCGGAGCGGCATGTGTGCCCCGTGTGGATGGACATCAAGCAGGTCGACGTGCTGAACGCCCGGCTGGCGAAGGATTCCGATGATGAACGGCATATCTCGCCGTTGCAGCTGGATCTGATCGCCCGTTGCATCCGGTTGTGGTCGAACCGGGGTGAGCTTGTGTTCGATCCGTTCGGAGGGATCGGTTCGACTGTGTACGAGGCCGTCAAGCTCGGCCGGCGCGGCCTGTCGATCGAACTGAAGAAGACGTATTGGGCCACGAGCGTGCGCATCTTGCGTGAGTTGGACGGGCAGATGCACGAATCGATGTTGTTCTGACCCGTCAGCGTCAGGAAAGGAATCCAAGAATGAACACCAGTGTCAGGAACCTCACCGTCGGCGGCCGGTCGATCCCGCTCGACCCGCCCCGACCGCCCGAGAAACCCCACATGCTCCTGTGGATCGACACCGAAACCACCGGCATCAGCCGCACCGACGCGAAAATCCTCGAAATCGGCATGATCGTCACCAGCCTCGACGCCGCCGAGGAAGGCGGCCGGTTCATCAGCCCCGTCCGCCCCGACGATGTGAGCCTCTACGACCTCGACCCATACGTGCTGCGCATGCACCTCGACAACGGGCTCTTGGACACCGTCATGGAAACCGAACCCAACGAATACGGATACGCGAACGTGGCCCGCAACCTAAGCGAATTCCTCAACACCGAGGCATCCCAGTACGTGCTCCACCCGGCCGGCACCAACGTGGACTACGACATCGACATACTCACCAACCAGCTCGCCCCGCACCTCCACCCCGACTGGCTTAGAGCCCTCGCCAACCACCGGAAACTCGATTTGAGCACCTACCGGATCAGCGACCTAGCCCTCGACCACAACCCCTACCAAGGCCACACGGGCACCCACAGGGTCGAAGACTGCATCACACGAGACCGCAACGACTACGCCAACTACCTCGACATCATGCGAACCGTCACCCAAGGAGACAAGCAATGAGCTGGATCAACGACCCCGTCAACAGCCCGAAGCATTACACCGACTCACACCCCGGCATGGAATGCATCGACCTCACCGCCGACACCACCTTCTGCCTCGGGAACTGCTGCAAGTACCTGTGGCGCTACCACAGCAAGGGCCGGCCCTTGGAAGACCT